CGTTCTACAAAAAGGTTGCCGAGTTCCATCATTTCGAATTGCTCGGCTCGGTCATGGCGACGCGCAACGCCTATAAGACGTGGGCCGATGACGGCGAGGCCATCGTCGAACAGAAGCCGCTCGATAAAAAGGCGCTCGCCGAGTGTGAGGCCGTTTTCAGCGAGGTATTCCCGAATGTCTGAAACCAAGCCCACGAAGCAGGAACGGCAGGCCGCCGCACTCGAGGCGGCACGACTCGCGCGCGAGGCGAACATCAGCAAGTACGTGGCCGAAACGGAACGCGAGCGCCGCGCCGTGCCCAACGCCGCGAGCGAGGCCGGAAACGGGCCCGCCACGCCGCCGCCGGCCGCCGCCGAGCCCGAGCGTGATGCCGAGAGCCCGGCAAGCCCGCCAGAGGCCAAAAATTCGGCCAGCGAGGCCGCCGCCGCCCCCAATGCCGAGTGGAAACCCGTCACCACGGCCAAAAAGCCCGCCACGGCCGCGAAAACGGCCGCGAAAACGGCCGCCAAGCCGGCCAAAGAGCCCGCCGCACCGGTGAAACCCGCCGAGCCCGAGGCTGTGCCGCCGTGGGAGCTTGTCACCGACGAATTAAAGCCGGTCGGATTCAATGCGAAATTCGACAGGCCATTACACGAGCGCCTTAAATGGCTCGTGAAAAATCTGCCCGATATGTCGATTCAGAAACTTGTGTTTCAGGCGATAGACGAAAAAATCGAGCGGACGATGGAACTCCCGATTATCAAAGCCGCCATGAAAGAGCAGTTCAAACGATAGGGGATTAGATCATGCGATACGCGCTGAAACCCGGATTTGAATTCAAGCCCGACGATTTAGTGCCGATACCCGATGTATCGGAGCCGCCCGCGCGCGTGTCGCCCGCCGGCGCGCGCAAGGTGAACCCGAATCAGGCCGCGCTCGATCTGCGCGAGCGCAAGGGCGCGCCGCCGCCACCGTGGGCGGATCACAACCCGGAAAAAACGGTCACGTTCACCACCACCGTCACCGACGAGATGCACAAGAAACTCAAGTGGTGTACCAAGAACGTGCCTGACTCCAAAATTGCCGCGCTCGTGCGCCGCGCCATCGAGGCCGAAGTCGCGCGCTGCATCGAGAAGTATTACCACCCGGAAGGAGAGTAAGCGCAATGCCACGCCGTAGAACCACCGACACGCCCGCCGCAAACGGGGGACCGAAACGTTCGCCCCTTCGCACGCCTGAGAGCCGCTACGAGGCGTTGCTCGAGCAGCGCGCGAAACTGGATCGACAGATTGAGGCCGCGCGCGCCGAGGAAAGCGCCCGCGATCTGGAAACGGTCAAGTCGCTCATCGCACGTTGGGGACTGACCGCGTTCGAATGCGGGTTCGTCAAAACGCAACTGATCCCGGCCAAGCGCGAGAAGAAATCCGAGCGCACCTTTGCCGCGCAAGAGCCGAAAGCCGCGCCGGCACCGAAATACGTGAACCCGGAAACCGGGCAGACGTGGAGCGGGCGAGGGCCGCAACCGAAGTGGATGACAGGGCCGCGCGATGAATACCTGATCGCAAACGCCGACGCGCGCCCGAATCAAGAGGCCCGCCCCGCCATGACGCATTAGCACGCCCGCCGTTAGTGATACATGCATAATGCAAGCATTGGCGTTTCGCTAACCAAAGTTGAGCCCGGCCTCGAGCCGGGTTCGTCGCTTTTCGCGTCTAAAAAACAGCAGCAGCGAGGGCGTGCCCTTGCTGCATTTAAGTAAACAGCAAACCTTTAAAGACTTTGCGTTTCTGAAAGCCTTAACAGGTAAGGCTTTGCGGCCGATAAGGTACCCTCATCGGGGAGCAACGGTACCCGGATCGGGGAGCAAAACGAGCGCGAAAGGTACCCGGATAGGGGAACAGGTACCCGGATAGGGGAGCACTCATAGGCCCCACGAAAAACACGCTTAACCCATTGATTCCAAAGGATAATCAAGTGCCAATAATGCTATGAACGGTACCCTTTTAGGGGAGCAGAATTCGGGCGGCGAGCGGAAAGGTACCCGGATAGGGGAGTATGGTAGATATCCTAGGGTATAAAAAGGTACTTGCGAAAAGTTACCTACGCGGGCATGATCGAGGCGCAAAGGAGATTGCCATGCCTCAAGCACCCAAGGTCGCCAAACAGAAGTCCCTAAAAAAACATGTGTCCACGATCCACGCGGGCGGTGATCTAACCGTTACCGAGCGCAAACTCGTGAACATTCTGTTGCTCAACGCATTCGAGAAAATTCCCGATGAGAGCGCGCGCGAGTTCTTTATCTCGCAAACTGCCCTCTGCGCGATGTTGGGTTGGGATGCAAGCAATAATTCGCCCGCGCTCAAGAAGGCGCTTAAGAACATCGTTGTTGCGCCGATTGAGTTCAATCTCATGGACGATGATGAGGACGCCTCGATTGACTGGGGTGCAATGACGCTGCTCGCGCAAGCCGTTCTCAAGAACGGTGTGTGCAAGTACGCATACGCGCCCGAGCTACAGCGCAAACTCGCCGATCCTGAGATATTCGGCGTCATCAACATGAACGTGCAGCGCCAATTTGAGCGCACGCACTCGCTCTCGCTCTACGAGAATTGCGCGCGGTACCTCAAAACGGGCTCCACCGGCTTTCACGGCGTCGAGAAGTGGCGGCGCTTGCTCGGGACCATCAAATACGACAAAGACAGGAACGCGCTTCCGTCCACATACGACAGCTACAAGGTTTTCAAGTCCAAGGTGCTCGTGCCGGCGGTCGCCGAGGTGAATCGCGTATCAAACATTTTCGTCACGCTGCACGAGGAAAAGGTAGGGCGCAAAGTAGAGCGCATCCGATTCGAGGTATCCGAGAACCCGCAAACCTCTTTCCTGCATGAGAGCCCCGAGTCGGACGGAATCAGGGAAACCGAGGGCTACAAAGCCCTGCAAGGCATAGGCTTCGACGGCAAGTTGGCAACGAGCGTGATCGAGCTTATGGGCGAGCAATACGCGCTCAACCTTGCCGCGCACGTCAAACGGCCCGGCGTTGATAACCCGGGCGGCCTCGCCTTCACGCTTTTCCGTGATCGCGCGCCGGTACCGGATCGCAAGCAACAGCAGGCCGCACCATTGCCACACAACAAGCCCGATGAGGTCGCGAAAGACAAGCAATCGAACGAGGCGCGCAAAGCCTCGGCGAGCCTCACCGATGAGCGCCGCGCGGAACTTCGCGCCGCCTATATCGCCGCGCATCCGGGCGCGAGCTTCAATGAGGAAACGGGTAAGTGGAACAAGCCCGCGCATGTGACGGGCTATCGAGCCTTTGAGCGCGCGAGCGCATAAAAAAACCCGGTTCGCGCATAACGAACCGGGTTTCGTGCATCAAACCGCGACTTTGCTGATTAGCTGATCGTGGTTTCGCCCGTCACGGACATAACAATCGAGTTGTCCCAGTTCTGGATGCCCTTGGCGATGTTCGGCTTCACGTAGCGCACGTTATGCACGTTGATCGTGCCCGAAACCGAGTTCGTGCCCTTCTGCAAGTCGCCGAAGAACAGCGACGTATCGCCGTCGTTGATCGACTTGAAATCGAGCACGCTGATCGACACAACCTTCGGCTTCGGACCCGGGAAGTTGTCCATGTAGAACTCGATGCCGAGATTGCAGTTCACCGTGCGCGGCGAATAGATGAAAATGTTCTTCAGTTCGCAGTCGTTGTTGTTGGGTTCGAAGTCAATACCGGCCTTCGGGTTCGTGTCGTTGATCCGCTTGATGAGCGGGCTCCAGACTTTCAGGCCATCGACGGTCACAATCGACATACCGTTGCGACGGCAGCCGCCGATGACTGGATTGTGAATGTTGATGTTCTGGCACTTCGCGCCGCCGCCGATGTAGATGCCGTCACCCCACGTATTGCGGATATCCGGGTCGATGATCGTGACGTTCGTTGCATCGTACAGGCCGATGCCCATGCCGTATTCCGACTCGAATGTGCCCGGATCGGCGTTCAGTTCCTTCGCGCCGTCGATAAGCGGGCGCTCGATGACGACGTTCGAAACGCCGTCGATCAAAAAGACGTTGTACGCCTTCAGGTCGTGCGGCAGCAGCTTCAGCGCCGCGCCCGGCTGAAACTTGATGTTCGAATTCGACGGCACGACGAGTTCCGCGTGCGAGCTATCGAATTGCAGGCCGTACTGACCGTCGATGATAAGACCACGGCCAAGCGCCGCCGTCGAGTTGAGTGCGTCTTGCAGGGCCGCGCGGTTGTCCACGCCAAAGCCGTTGATCGTGCCGAAATCCGAAGCAAGTTGCCAATCCATTGTATTGCCCTTGAAGTAGGAAAAAGAGAAGGCTCAAAGGTCAGCGGAGATTCCGTCTAACCAATGAGCCTTCAGTTTCAGCGGCACTTTAGGAGTGCCGACGGTGCTTTTTCCTAACTCGCGGGAATCGTTTGCGCGCCTCGCTTACGCGCCGGAATACACGTTATCGGGACGGTCAACCGCCTTGTGAGCGGCCGATGTTTCATCGCTTGCGGCGTTGTGCCAGAACGCCCAACCGAACGCACGCACGCCCCAATACATCGGCCAGCGCCGCCAAAGCGGAACGCCGGTAACGGCCGATGCCTCGCGCAAAATCGCATCGGCCATCTCGCGCTCAACCTCGTGCGTGCTGTAGAGGAAGTCGTGCAACGTGGCGGCCTTGCTCGAGGTGTTGCCGGCGAGTTCGTACACGCCCGGAATGCGCGGTACGCTCGCAAAGTTGGTGACGAATCCTGCCGGCACATAGAACGTTTTGTCGGCGAGGTCTGATCGATAGACGAGCGGCGAAACGAGGCGCCATTGTTCGGTGTCTTTCTCGGTTGCCGGCTCCACGACAAGCGCCGTCAGGAACTTGCTCATTGCGCGTTCACCACGGCTATCAGCAGCGCGGCTTGTGCGCCCGTAATCGCGAGCCCGGCGGCCTGCTTTTGCCGCTCGTCGAGGCTCGATGTTTTCACGAGTTCCGCAAGCACCGGCAACTGAGCATTGGCGAATGTCTGAATGGCGGCAAGATCGAGTGTCGGCGCGGCGCCATCTTTCGGATGCGCAACAGAGGCCGCAACGGCACATATCGGACGCGCGCCATCGGTGACTTTCGCCAGTAACGCGACGTTCGCCGGATCGGTCTGTAACGCGCTCATCGTCGTCAGGAACGGCAGGCCGATCTGACAGTTCTTGTCCACGGTAAGCGCGACTTGCGCGAGCTTCTCGGCTTTCGCTTGCGCGGTGAGCGCGATGCTCGAGCCATTCACGCAACCGGACAGGCCGAATAGCGTGAGCGCGCCGATGAGCGCCATAAGGGCGAACATGACGATGTGTAGCAAGGGGTTCGACTTTTGCATAAAGCACCTATCAGGGTTGAGAACTGCGGGGATTACGCGCTCTCGCGCGCGTTGTGAATCGTTTCGACGCTCGAGAACACGTAGCCCTCACGCCCGTACTTGCGTGCGATCCAAATGGGGTAGGGCAGGTCGTGAATGCCCTCGTTGCGGCCGGTGTGATAGTCACGCGCGAGCAGCAAGCCATTGACCGTCATATCGTCCACAAACAGATACGGGTCGCGCGGGCGGCGGAACGTGATCGTGTAGGGCTCGGCGCCCGGTTGATCCTCGGTCGGATCAATCGTGACGTGCTCGAGCGTGGCGCCTTCGAAAAACGCCTCCCAGTCGAACCCTTGCGCGTGCGGGCCCCAGTGCCCGGCGCGCGCGTCGTGAGCGAAGCGGTCCCAGTCGATCATTTCCGCCATGCACCGCTCGATAGGGTGATGGTGTGCCTCGAGGGGATGCCCGGTTTGCTCGGCGGTGAGGCCCGAAACCCAACAGCGGCCTTTTTCGCGCTCGATCAGTTGCTCGCGCGAGCGCCGGAAAAGCGCCGTCGTCTCGCGCTTGGCGTGCGCCGGCACGTTCACCTCAACCTCGAGCGTCTCGTGCTGTGTGTGTGCGGCCGTCGTGCTCATGCGATCACCTTTTGCGTGAGATTCCACAAACCAATGCGCTCGGCACCGCCGATATCGGCGCCATTGACCACTTTCGTTGTGCCCTTGAAATTGCCGGCGTCGGCTATCTCGTTGAGGCCGTGCGCTTTCCAGAACCACCCCGCCGCGCGCGCCGCATTGAGCGGCTCGAGCAGCGCATCGGGGTTGCTCAGACAGGGAATGCCGGTCCCCTTTTGCGTGGCCTCATAGTTCGCTTTGCCGGTCGTGTGCAGCAGGCCGCGCCCGCGATACAACCAACCCTCGCCGCCGGCCTCTGAGCCGTTGCCAAGGCGATTCGCGTACACGTTGCTCGCAATGGCTTGCGGGCGCCGCTCGAGGGCCTTGGCGAGCGCATTGGGCGGCCCGCCGCGCTTGCCCGTCGTGCTGAATCGTTCCCATGTATTCGCGAGCCCGGCCGCCGAATAGTTGAGGTTCTCCGACAGCGCCGAATAGCCGAGCGTCTCGTGCAACGTCTGCGCGAGGAACATTTCGATGCGTTGCTCGGTTGTGATGCCGAACTCGGCGAGCGCCGCGTTGAGCGGCTCCACCCATTCAGCAAACTTCGCCGGCGAGCGCGGCGCGAGCGCGCGCAGTTGCTCGAGCGTGACTCTCATTGCGACTCTCCATTGGCGGCCGGATCGGCCGGCGGGGTAGCCGGCGGCAGGGCGGGCGGCGGCGTGAGCGTTGCCTCATCCACGCCGAAAAACCGCGCGAGGCGCTTGACGCCAATCGCGAGCAACGGCTCGAGCACGCGCGATCCGCCATAGCCGCCGAGCGTGATAAGCCCGGCCTGCACGACAGACGGCCACTCGAAATAAGTGCCGGCGAAAAACGTCACAAGGCCGATCACAACCGAGGCGAGCAAGTCCTTAAGCACCTCGAGCGGCACGCTCTTAACCACCACGTCGGGCGCGGCGAGCTTCGATGCCGTCCACGCGGAACCGCCAATCACCGCGAGCAGAACCGAGATGCCGACGGCCGCCGGCGGGATATCGCGTAGGTCGTGCGCGAAGGTCACTTGCGCAGCGACAGCAGCAGCGGACCAAAAGATGAGCAGCAGCAGGAACACATACGCTTGAAAGGCTTTCAGTTGCAGGTTTGCAGGCATTGCGTTGGTTCCTTGGATCGTTGGTGCGCGTCGAACAGCGAGAAAGCGACGGCAAAAAGGGCATTCCAGAGACAAAACGCGGCGAGCCCGACTGAAGCCAGTTTGAGAACGGCGATAAACAGTTGCGCGACGTAACAAAAGGCAAGGCCCGCATATCCGAGGTGCCTCAGGTTGCGAGCCGAGTGGAATGGGATGAGACGCGCGAGCGGCGTCTCGTTGATAAGCACATCGAGCAGGCCGATAACGCCGCAAAAGAGCATTGCCCACAGCACTAGCTCACCCTCATCAAAGCGCATCACGAGTGCGCCCAAAGAGCGCGGCTCGAATGCCGACGTGAACCACGTTACACAAGCGAGGCCGCACAGATAGACGCGAAAAATGACGCTCGCGATACAGGTTTGAGAGGGGTTCATCGTTGGTGCCTTGGTTGGTTGCGGCCGTCACCGGCCGGCCAAAACTTTGCCAAGGCTCCCGATTGCGCGGATCACGTTATCGAGCCGTTCGCAGATAGCCAAGTCCATCTTTCCCTGCGCCTCGCGTGCGCGGGCCCAGTCTTTCATGGCCTTGCTTTCGAACAGCGCCTTAACGTCACTGCGTTTCATCGCCAAGCACTTGTCAAAGTCGTTGGCGAAGTTTAAGAACAGGTTGTTAGCTAACTCACTCAGATTTTCCTGAGAGACTGAGCGCCACTCTGCCGAGAGCGGAATCGGCGAGAAATCGCGCCGCCGGCAACAGCGCGGCGGCCTCCGTATCCGAGGTTTTCGGCAGCACGATCACGCCCTCGTCATCGAACCAGAGCGTGAAATACTGCGTGCTCTGCGCGAGCGCCACGCGATAGCCTACGAACAGCGCATCGAAATCCGAACTCGGATATTCCTTGAGCACCGTCATGCGCTTGGCGAGCCACGCGTGAAAATCGGCCGTTTCCAGCGCCGCATCCGGGCTTTCCTCGCCCTCGCGCAACAGTTGACAGGCCATCGCACCAATCACCCAATGCTCCAAGCCTACGAGCGTGCTTTCCAGTTGCAACGTCTCGAGCGCTTCGGCCATCGCGCCCGAGAGCGGGCGCAAAGTCCAGGTATCGCGGGCGGCCTGAAAGGGCTTCGCGGCACCCGGCTCGAGCGCCGGATCGAGATAGTCCGAGAGCTTGCTCGTCTCCGTCACGGCCCAATCGGGCGCGTCGTCGCGCACATGCAGGTTGTAATGCGCGAGCACGAGAAAGCGCTCGCTCACGCTCCACGCGCGCGGATCGGTCAAGTGGCGCGGCGTGGGCGCGTTCGCATCAGCGAGCACGAAGTTGAGGAACTCGGTGAGCGTCTTTTCGTGCGCGGTGAGCGGCATGTGACAGAGCGATAGCTCGTTGCCGATGCCGAGTTCACGCAACCGCACATCGAGCCGCGCGGTGCGAAGTGGAGCGAAGTTAATCATGCGTAGAGCCGGCGAATGTCGCGCCTATCCCATGCCGTGAGCGTGCAAAGCGTGAGTTGCACGCTGCACGAAATCATCACGCCGTCGGAGTTGCGCGGATTGGTGATTGGTTTGCCTACGCCCTCGAGCACGAGCGGCATGTAGGTCGCATCGCCATAGCGCATCGCGATAATCTGCGGCGCCACGGACGGGAAAATGGTTTGCAGCGCGGATTGATTCGCGCCGTTTTTGACCGCGTTTGCGATCACGCCGTCATCGGCGAGGAACTCGGGCACGGACCATTCTTCCAACTGACTGATCGGGTCGCGCACTTCCTCGATAGGGTTGCGCAGCGCCCGGAAATGCGCGGTCAGGTTGAATTTCACCGGCGGCATACCGGAGAAAACCTGCGTGCTATTGAGCTTCGTGATACCGGTGCGGCCCATTGCGTCGCGCACAAGGTTTTGCGCGGCGTTGCCGCCGGCGGTGTCCCGATAGTCGCCGAGGATCGCTTGCAACTGCGGCGTGAGCGCGCCGGATTGGAGCATCGATGAAAGCGTGGGCGCCTTGCTCTCGGCGCCCGCGCCCTCAAACGGACTTGTCCAGTTGAGCGACATTTCCATTTGCCCGTCGGTGATCGGGCAGTGAACCTCAACGCCGTCATCAACCGAGAACTTGTCTTGCGCGGAAATCTCGCGCACGCCCGTTGCTTGCGTCCACCCCGAGCCCGATTCCATCCGTTTGACGGGAAAGAATCGTGCGATCAGCGCCGGATTGAGGCCCGTCCAAATGCTCGAAAGAACGCGGGCCTCGCCGCCGCCATTCAGGCTCGGGGTGTTTGCCATCGCTTACAGGCCCGATGCCTTGCGAATGCGCAGCGACTTCATGCGGCGGATCGTCGCCACGGCCGAATGGCTCTTGCGAACCATCTTGCGCACGGCAATCTTTTGCTTCGCCGACAGTCGGACGTGGCCCGAAATGCGCTTGTTGATACGCACTTTCTTGCCGTGCCGAATAACGGTTTTCTTCTTGTACGCGGCGTCGTAGATCACTTCGCCGGTGTCATCGAAAACCGCCGATTCCGCGTCGTCATCGAACGCGAACGAGTCGATATCCTCGTCCGATGCCTCGCCGCCGTCCGCGAGCAAGTCGCGCACGCGCGCGGCTGCGTCCGCGTCCCAGTTGTCGAGCAACGCCTCGCAGTCCTCGTCGGAGACGCCCTTGCTCGAGAGGTAGCTCCACATCGCATCGAGCAGAATCGACGCAACCTGCGCTTCCTCGTCGGAGAGTTCGCCGTCTTTGTCCGCGTCGATGGTGCCGACAACGAGCGCGAGCAGGCGATCCGCGAGCGTTTCGTCCTCGGCGAGCGAGTCGCTCGAGGTCGCCGCGAATTCCTGCACGATAGAGGCGGCTTTCACGCGCATATCGGCGTTGGCGTAGCTCGAGCCCGCCGAGGGTCCGTCGTCCGTGTCATCGAACACGTCTTGCGACTTGCGCTTCGGCTCTGCCTTCGCCGGCGTGAGCAGCGGACGCAGATAGTCGGCGGCCGGGTGGAAATTTTTCATAGCCGTTTCCTTTTACGGTTGAAGGGTTTGCGTCAGGTAGATCGCGCGCACCACGCCGTCGTAATGCAGGCCGTACTCCACGTCCATGCGATCCGTCGGGCGTTGCTTGTTGGGCTTGACGGTGAACGTCCAACCCTTGTCGCCGAGCATCGGATCTTCCGAGGCCACGAGCCAGCCCGAGGCGCGCGCACCCTTGAACAATTCCGTGAGGAAATCGCCCATGCGTTTCAGGCCAATGCTCATCGGCAACTGCATCACTTCCTTGCCGAACTTGGCGATCATGTCGTCAATGCTCGAGGACATTTCCGCCGTGGAAATGAGCTTCAACAGGCCGTTGGTTTTCGCCGACGTGAGCGAATCGAGAAACACGAATTTGCCGCCGGCGTTGAACGTCTGGTAAATCACCGGGTTGATCTTCGCGTCCGCGAGGTCGCTCAATTGGAACTCGTCGGGGTTCTGCAACTGTTGAATGCCGGTACGCGCGCCGCTCACCGACCAGTCCTTACCCGCAATCGGGTAGTTCTTCGGAGCGAGGCCGTAACTGTTCGTTTCCGCGTTGCGCGCGCACCGCATACCGGCTTGCAGGCCCGACACGCCGATCACCGCACGGCCGCCATTCACCGGATCGTTGCTCGAAAACGGCGCCCAGTAGCCTTGCACGTAGCGCGTATCGACGCCCAGTTGATTCATAAACGTGATCGCCGCCGACGGCGTGCTCGAGCCCGGCACGTCCACGATCAGTTGACGGTTCGCGCGCGTGGCCATCGTCGCGAGCTTGCCGATCAGCGCGGTTGCTTGCGTGCCGCCCGCCGAGAGATAGGCGAAATCGAACGTGGACTTTTCCAGCGCCGCGATTGCGCGGTCATAGTCCTCGTTCGAATAGCCGGTGCCGTTCTCGAGGAACAGGATCAGCGGCACGGCGGTTTTCGCGAGACGCTCGGAACCGTCCGATGCGCGGCCGTAGCAGTCGGCGTTGGTCGCAATCGACGTTGCCTGATTGGCCGTGATCTGAATGGTGTCGGTCTGCTCGGCGATTTTCGAACCGATGTAATAGTCCTTGCCGTACTCATCGACGGCGGCCTGATTGAGCGAGCCCGTCACCTCGTAGCGCAGCGTGCCATCCGGCTCTTTCACGCGCACGGTGAAAACCTTCGTCGCCACCGGCACGCCGAGTGCGTCCGTCACCTTCGGCGCGTTCACCTCGAGGATCACGCCGTCGTTGAAGCACTCGAGGTCGCGCAGATAGAACGCATAGTTCGATGCCGGCGGCGCCGAGCTAACCGAGAACGCGCTCACGCCCGTCGTCGGATCGACGTTGAACACGCCGTACTGATTCGAGGCGTTCGCGGTCGTGAGGCGCATGAGCACCGCCTCGCGTGCGCCATTGTTCACGGCCTCGTAGACGTGAACCATCGCCTCGTTGAGCACCGAGACGCGCAACGATTCGGGCGAGCCGGCCTTGCGGCGCAGATTGCCACGGTTCACCTTGAAAGGCGCGTCGATTCGGCCGCGCTTGGTGCGCAGCACGAATGCAACGGTCTGATCGTTCACGTCCGTCACGAATCCGTCCGTGTTGTCACGAACCTGATTCAGTTGAACGCCGGCCTGCGATCCCAGTTGCCGGGTATGCGGATAGAACATTGCCCCTCCTTACTCGGAGTCGGTGATTGCGACAACGCGCAGAGCGGCCGGCGCGGCTTCGTCACCCTCGGCGGCCTCTACCGGGCGGTAGTGATCGCTCAATTCGAGGATGTATTTGCAGTCCGTCTCCACGCGCTTAACGTGGTCCGCGTCGCGCGCGGTGAAGTCCGTGTACGAACTCGGCGAAACATGCACGCCGCCAAGAACCCATTCCTGCGCGGTGTCGTTGATGAGGCGCATCGGCGCCGGGAAATCCGGCATATCGCCCGTCAGGCCGGCACCGGCGGCGGCAGCGGCTTGCGCGGCGGCGGCTTGCTCGGCGGCCTGCTTTGCGGCGAGTTCCTCGGCACCGGTCGGGTTAGCGGCCTTCGCCGTCTTGCTCGATTTAGTTCTACTCACGATGAAATCCTGTGTCGGTTTGAAAACGGCGGCACCGGCTCGAGGCCAATGCCGCCGCTAAAAGGCGTTACCGCCGGCGGCTTACTTGAGGTTCGTCACCGTGATGAGCGCGCAACCCTTCGCCGACATTTGGTGCGGGTTCACCGCGTTGAAGCAGCGCGCGGTGAAGCCGTAGCCCGACTTCAGGGCTTCGGTCGTGCCGAGCGGTTCGAACATCGGTGCTTGCGCGTCGCCGAAAATGATCGGGCAGCGTGCCGTTTGCGTGGAGCGGCCGACCAGCAGAATTTCGGCGGTCGTGCCGTCCGCGCTTTCCGTGACGACGGCCGGCGAGTAGTACACCTCGTACATGCCGAACAGACGGCCTACACGGAAAATGCCCGGCCGGTCCACGATGCCCGACGGTTCGAACAGCGTGCGATCCATCGAGCGGAACTGCGCCGCAACCGACTTCGTGACGTACATGTGCGTAACGCCGTGATCCGCCGTGTCCTCTGCCATTTGCTGCGAAGCGAGGCCGACAACCGAGGCGAAGTCCTGCCAGATTTGCGCGCGAATCTTTTGCTGAATCTGGAGCGCGTAATCGAAGTCATACGTGCGGTTGTTCGCGAACTTCGCGATCATCTTGGCCTTGCGCAGAGCGTTGTAATGACGCTCCATTGCGAACTGACCGCGAACCGCCATCATGGCCTCGGCGCCGGCGTCCACGCCAACCTCGTTCGCGAACTGCGAACGGCTTTCCGGCGTCACCTGATAGATGCCACGGAAGGGCGAGGCGAACATCGAGTACACCTGCGCCTGAACCTGCATACGCGGCGTCTTGTCCGGGTCCGCTTCGTAGTCGAAAAACGCTTCGGACGAAACGACGGTGCCCGCCGGGAATGCCGGCGTCGGCGTGACCGACACTTCGCCCGCGCCCGGCTTGATCGTGCCCGCCAGCGCGTAGTCCGTGCCGCCGAGGTTGATGGTGCCGGCAATCGGAACGCTCGCCGAGGTGCTCGAGCCGTTCGAAATTTCCTGTGCCGCGATCATGCCGTTCACGTAGACAATCGTGCGGCCACGCAGCAGCTTGATCGGAGCGCCCGCCGCGACTTGCGTGGTGTACACGAACTTGTAGGCGTCCGTGTCGTTGGGCGCGGCGAGTTCCAGCGTGCGCGTCGAACCGAGATACGCGCCGCCCTGCTTGATGCCGTCCATCAGTTGCGACTGCGAGTATTCGCCCCAGTCGGAACCGGCTTGGTGCGACACGATAATCAAGCGCGCTTCGTTCGATCCACGGTCAGCCGGCAAATAGCCCGCGAACGGCGTTGCTTCGGCCATCGCCGAGAGAATCGCCACGACAGGCGCATTCGGCGTGAGCGAAATTTGATCGTGGTGCGAGTTGGTCGCCGAGTCGAAAATGTCCTTGCCCTGCGCGATTGCGGACAGGATCACGTCGCCCGACGGCTTGAAACCGTGCTCACGCTCATAGGCGTTCACGCCGTCGAAAATCGACTTCAGCACCTCGGCTTCTTCCATCGTGGAGACGCCAAGCAATTCATCGATCACGGCCGGGCGCATACCCGACTGATTCTTGAGCGCGTCGCCGGCGGCCGTTGCTGCGGCCGTCGAATCGAGCATCACGCCAGCAGCGGACGCGCCTTGGCCGTCCATCACGCCGCCGACAAATTTTTCCACTTCCGCCATATCGCGGGGAGTGAACTTGTTTTGAGTTCCGTTCATGTTTTACCTATCAAGATAAGAGTTTCAAAACCATGCACGGAACTCCGTGCAATCCTTTGAGCCTTCATTCTCAACGGCACTTTTGAGTGGCTAGGCGTGCGTTTTCCTAGCCGCTAAAAATGGTCGTTAAGCGGCGAGTTGAGCCTTGAGTCCGTTGAGTTTTTCGGTCGCGCTTTCAATAGCCTCATCGAGCGCCGTCACCTTTTCGCGCCACACTTGCTCGAGCTTGGGCGCCGCCGTGCGAACGCTCGGCGGCAGGGCCATCTTTACTTTCGCCATCGCGGCCTGAAACTTCGCGCGGCCCTTGTTGAGCGCCGCGACAATCTCGGCAATCGCCTTGCCGTGATCGTCGGGATTTTTCAGCGGAATCACTTTTCCGTTGATCTTTACCTGCGCCACGTCGCCCGAGGCGTTCACGCCAAAGCGCACGCTTTGCGAATCGGCAAACCCGAATTGCACTTCCCGGTATTCGATGCCGAGCGTCTTTTTCGTTTTCGCGTCCACATCAACGCTTGTCACCTCCACGCCCGCGCGCGCGAATGCTCGCTTGGCGGCGGCAATGGACTTGTCTTTGTGCGAGAGGTTGTAAATATCGAAAATCAGGTTTTTCATTGCGTTTTCCTAATCGGTTCGCTTACATATGTGGCGGGCTCACATTGGCGCCGTCGCCTTGCTCGGTGTGCGTGTGTCCGGTCTGACTTATTCCGCCGGCAACCACGTCATCGGAGAACGCCGCGCCGCCGCTCACCACCATTGCCGGGCCGCCGCTCGCGCCCGCACGGCCGTTCATGCCGCCGTTGAACGTGAGCAGCTTTTCAACCGTGCAAGTGCCGTCTATCTGCACGTCACCGGTGATGTGCGAGTTGTCCGCTTCGATCAGTGCAAGCGGCGTTTTGACGTGGACTTGCGTGCCCGCGATGATCTGGAATGTGTTGTCCGCGTTGAACTCGAAATTGGCGTGCTCAAAGCGCCGCCAGTCCATCGCATTGCCGACGTTCTTAGGACGGAATCCGACGATCACCGGATAGCGCGTGTCGCCGTTCTCGAATGCGAGCCAAACGCGATCACCGGGCTTGATGCGAATCTCGGTGTGCTCGCTCTTGTCGCCAATCGGGTTGCACAGTTGCGCAATGGGTTGCTCGGTCCCGTTATCGGTCAAGCCCGGAATGCGAACGCGATACAGGCGCGCGCCTCGGTCATCAATCGATACGGTGTCGATAAACGCGGGCATGAGGCCGATCACGAGAGCGTCCCGAGAAAGAGGCGCGTGTACTGCGCGATGCCGCCGCCGTCGCCGCCGTTCTGCGTGTGTTGCACGACGGTCATAACGACGTGCGGCACGCCCGCGACAGTCACCATGTCACCCGCGCGAATCGACGGATTTACCTTTCCCGTCATGGTTCGCCGGCGCACGAGCACGCGGCCCATGAACCCGAGCGCGGTTGCGCTTTTGCGCGGCACATAGGCCACGCCCTGCGCGGCGTCGGTGCGCGGCGCGCTGATTACGTTGCCGTCGGGCCCGATGCTCCAATACACCGGAATCTGTTCGGCGGTGAGCGTGTCGCTTTTCACGCCCTCGCTCGAGGCCGTATCGATGGAATCCACCGGCGTTTGCGCCATCACCTCGCGCAGTCGCATGAGCTTGATTCCGCCTTTGCGCCACATCGCGGTTGCGCCTTCCTCTTGCAGCACGCGCGCGATGTGGAACGTCGGAATCGAGCCGATGAAACACGCAAAGGCGCTCGCGGTGAAATCGCCCTCAACGGGCACCGTGGCGCCGCACGCGCGATAGATGCCGCCGAGCTTCGCGTTCTGAAAAATCACCGCCGCCGTGCGCGGTTGCGCGAGCTTCTCGAGCCCGTCGGGAAACGCGGTCACGTCCACGGCCGTAAGCGGCTCGCGGCCCTGCGCACCGCCGCCGGCGTTCTGGATCGGGATAGCCTTGACGATGCGAAAGGGCACGCCGTTCACCGTGATCGGGCGGCCGTCTTTGAAGTCCGCGCCGGTCTGTTGCGTGACGCGGATTTGCCCCTCAAACGTGAGCGGGATAGGCGCGAGGTCTGAGCGCAATGTCGCGCTCAGAACCATATCGCCGCGCATATCGTTCACTTGGATCACGCGGGCTCTCCCGCGCCGTGCTCGGCGCCGTGCGCGCGCCCGCGCATGTACCAGCGATAGGCCATGCCGGTGATCGAGCCGCCGCACAGCGCGCACCGCCAATGCGAGGTGAGCACGTCCTCGCTCTCGCGCTCGAATTGGTGATCCGGGCACTGATCGAGCTTGCCGAGATTGGCGCGCACTTGCTCGATCATCGATTGCGCGCGGGCTTTATCGAACGCCATCAGATAGTCACCACGTCGCACGAGAACGCCATGCGCGGCATGTGCTCTTTTTCCTCGCGCTCGATATCTTGCTGAATCTCGCTCACCGCGCGCCCGTACACCTCAACGCCGAGCGTGCGCGATGCCTCGAGCGCCACGGCGTTGACCTTTTCGATGTAGAGCATGTAGAGCGGGCGGATCAGTGCCCATTCGCCGTCGGTGAGGTCCGTGTCGAACGTGAGCGGCAAGGGCGGGCCCGGATCGACGGGCGCCGGGCAGCTTGCCGGCGTGCCGCCATAAATCCCGCCATACCAACCGATAATCGCGTCACCATCGAGCCCGGAATACACCGGGCGCCCGTCGGGCACGCTTGGCGCGGGCGCGACAGGGAGCAGGGCGCGGATCACGCCCCAACCGAGGTAGTGACGCGCGGCGTTCATGGCCTGAATCTCGATATCGGCGTCATCGATAACGAGCCCATGCGGCCATTCAACTTGATAGGCGAGTTCGGACAGTTTCACGGCAGCGCCTTAGTAGTTGCCGGGAATCTTTTCGCCGAAGTAATGGAAAAACAGCGTGCCGCTCACCATCGTCACTTGCGAGCGGTTTTCCCAGTCACGATCCGGGTTGTCGAACTGGAAAAAGCAGTCTTTGATCTGCCAACCGCGCTTGTACTTCTCGAGCGTGCCCTCGTACACGGTCGCGTTGAACACCGCGCCCACGCCGATGATCGACTCGATGAAAGCCTCCATATGGCCTTCCACCGTCTCGTAAAACGAGACTTGGCCTTGGTTGTTGACTTTCAACTGTTGCGGTTGGAATGCCTCGCCGCCCATTGGGGTAGCAATGGCAATTTCGCCGGCCGGCGAGAGGATCGGTTGCGGGAACTGCTTGCACAACATGCGCAAGCCTTCGTAGCCATTGATGACGAACATCGCATCGCTCGCTACGGACTTGTCGCCGGTCGCCTTGAATTGGGCGTAGGACTGTTGGAGAAACGAACCGATGGATACGGTCATGGCTTGTCACCTGAGAGAATAAGGAACGCCCTTGAATTCTCAGTGCGACATTGCCGGTGTCAGGCGTGCGTTTTCCTAGCGAACGCGCACGCGAAAAAGCCCGCTCTATGGCGGGCTTCATTTGGGCTTCGTGAGGGGCTTTACAGCCTCTTTTTCACACGCGGTTGCACATATTCGATCCTCGAGCGCATGTAGCTCACGAGGCCATCGGGCCCAACGAACAGGCCCGCCGCTTCCGCTTCGCCCGTCTGCCGAACCGACATCGGCAGTCCCTCAAAGTAATCCGGCAAATGTTCCCCTTCGACTTGAAGGATTTTGTTCGCGGCAATGTCATACGCCACGCAGTAGTCAACCTGCGCGCCGTTGTCCACGAACTTTTTTCGCGCCGGATAGCACACGCGCGAGCTTTCTTCGAGCTTTTGCGCGCCGCCGTTTCGATAGTCTTTCACCGCATCCTCAATCGCTTGGTCTAACGCCGCTCTCCCTGCGAATGCGGGCCCCGCGACTATCACCCCCACTAGCACCGCCGCCGCTACTACTACGGTCGCCCTCGCTTGCATGACATTGGCCCCGTCAAATTCGATGGAGTGCATCATGCCAAGTCGAATCACGTTTTCCTAATCGATTGTTGGCTTAAGAAAACAGTTGTGTTGGCTAGGCCGCAATTCCACCGGTTGCGATCTGCGCGAGGCGCCGGTCGCGCAAGTCTTGCGCCGCGAGCGTGTCGTTTTGCACGCGCACGTCGATAGGCGCCTTGCTCCCCATTGGTTGCGGGATATTGGCCGTTGCCGTGGGCGGTGCGGCCGGCGGCGGCGGCACCGTTGCCGTGGGCGCTTGCACCGGGCGCGGTGCGGCGGCGGCGGCCACGATAGGCGGCGAGGGCGGCGCGCTCGCGGTCGCAATCGCCGGCGCATCGCCGATGCCTTTACGATAGCTCGCATAGAGCGAATCGCGATGATCCACGCCGTTGAGCCCGCCATTGATCGCGCGCGTTGCCGCTTTCACGTCGCCAGCTTTTCCGGCCGCCGACAGGCCCTTGCGCGAGTTCCAATACCACAGCGCCGCCTTAGCGCTCACTTCCGGGTTCTCGAGTAGCTCGGGGTGATTCACGAGGTCGATGCCGAGCGCCTTGCTTGCGGCCGTGTAGTTGTCGCGTCCGGTCAACTGCATCACGCCGCGCCCCTTGAACTTCGCTGCGTCGCCCGCCTCAGTGTTGCCGAGATTCTTGCGGCCCCAGTCGCCGCCGTACATCGCCTCGAGCTTCGCGTCCTCGCCCTGATCGAGAATCGCCTGAGCTTGCGCCTCGGTCGTGATTTTGTTGCGCGCGCCGAACAGCTTCAGGAACCCTTTGGCCTTGTAGTTGGTGTTTTCCACCGTGGAGCGGAACCCGCCGCTCTCGTGATCGACTTGCGCGAGGAACATCGCACGCTCATTCGGATCGGCAATCGTCGCGGCTTGCTGCATCACGGCCGCCTTGTTCGCCTTGGAGCCGCCGCCCACGAGCCCCTTGCCGAAGTCCACGGCGTTTTCATAGGCGCGCGTGATCGGCGCGGCCATCTTTTCGACGCGCTCTTTGCCGTAATCGAGCGCGGCGCCGCCGACTTCCTTCGCCTTGTCGTATGCCGCGCCGGCAACCTCTTTCGTCTTTTCGACGGCGGGCGCGACAGCGTTTGAGACAGCCTGCACGGCGGGCGCGGCGGTTTGCTTCGCGGACTCCCATAGGCCGCCTACGTCGATGCCGAACTTGTCTTTCAGGAAACTCGCGATGCCGGTTGTGATGCCGTCCCACGCGCTTTTGACCGTATCGACAACTTTCTGGAGCCCATCCGTTACCTTCGTCCATGTGTCTTTGACGGTCGAGACGGCCGTATCCCATGCGCCGGTGATCGTCGCGCCCACGGCGCTCCAATCCACGGTCGAGAGCCACTCGCCGACGAGCTCTCCCACGCGGTCACCGATGATGCCGCCCACGACGGTACCGAGCGGCCCGAGGAACGTGCCGAGCGCCCCGCCAATGATCGCGCCGATGCCTGAGCCCGCGCCGGTGAAACGGTCCTTTCGGTTTTCCTCGGGCGTCTTGTTCGGATCGTCGCCGCCGAAAATCGAGGCGAGGGCAGAGCCGCCGGCGAACAGCGCGCCGAGCAGCGGAATGCGCTTGAGCAGGCCCTTGCCGCCGCCGAGCAGGCCGGTGAGCAGGCCGCCGCCCTTGCCGAGCAGGCCGAGCCCGCCGCCGAAAATCTTGGAGAGCAGGCCGTGCGCGGCGTTGCCGCCCGAGCCGCCGCCGGTTTTCTTCTCGATATCCTTGAGCACGCGACTCTCAGCGAGCGCATAACCCGCGTTGTCCTCGCGCGTGGACTTGAGCACGCCGAAAATGCGCCGGAACCACGGCAGCGCTTTATCCTTCGCGCCGCCAAAGCCGCGCCCAATGACGGCCTTGCCGACATTGCCGACCATGTTGAGCGGCCCGCCAACGAGCTTCGCAACCTCTTTCGACGCCTCGATGGTCGGATCGACTTTTTCGAAGTCGCCCACATCGGCATTCAGGCCGCCGCCCTTGCCGCCGAGCACGTTTTTCATGCGCGAGAACAGGCCATCGCCGCCGCCGTCGTCGCTCGCGCCGCCGGAACCGAAGCGCCCGCGCGCGTCGCGAATCTGCCCGTTGGCGCGCTCGCTTGCCGCCGCGCTGGCCTCGCCGTTGCGCTCGGCGGCGCTATCGGCGCGCTTCTCTGCGGCGTGTTGCGCGGCCTGTTGGCGCGTGAGTGCGTTTACCGCGCGCACCACTTCCTTTTGCTCGGGCATGGCCACGAACCGGCCGCGCGCGTCGCGCGGGCGTGCGAGCGCGGCGGTGCGGGCGCGCTCGGTTGCTTCCGATGCCCGCCCGCCCGCCGCGCGCGCCGCGCGTGCGCCGCCGCTCGAGGCCGCCGGCGTGCCGCTCGCCCCGCGCGTGCTCGAGCCGCGCGAGGGCGCGCGAGACGCACGAGACGCGGCGCCATTGGCCTCGTTCGCGGTACGGCTCCCTACGCGTTGGCGGCGTTGGATCGCGGCTTTCTGGCCGCTTTTCAACAGGTTGAGAATGGCGCTCGTGTCGTGCCGCACGCCCTCGATGCCGTTGGCGAGGTCTGCAACCTCTACGGCTTCGTCCGCAATCAGGAACCCGCGCGAATCGCTTTTCATTGTTGCTCAAACATAAAGGTGTCGAACTGCGTGAACGTCATTTGCACTTCCTGCAAACCGTCCTCGGTGCGGCTCAATTCCGTTTCGATCTGGCCCGGCCGCATGATGAATTTCTGTTCGAACCCGCCGAACTTTTGCATCACCTCATCGTTGATCGCGGCGTGCAGCACGCGCACGCACACGATGTAATCGGCCGGCACGCCGAATGTGCCGTCTTGATGCGCCACGAGCCCGGCGCGGTATTCAAACCAGCGCTTCATCGAGCCGTAGGCGTCGTCATAGGTCGTGATCCGCATCTCGGTGCGCTCGGAACCGTGAATCTGATCCATTTGCGCGGCGCCTAAATTCACGGCCTCGCCGGTGACAGTCTGAGCGCTAAACGAAAGGCCCGTCGCGAACAGGTTGAACAGGCCCGATGCCTTTTGCTGCGTGCCGCCCTGTTGCGGGAAGTAGTCGAGAATCTCGAGGAAAAACAGATTCTTTTTCGCGTACTTCGTCGCCATCACATCGGCGTAAATCTGCGATGCCTCGAGCGGCGTGATGCCGCCAAGCAGCGGATTCGCCATCGAGTTAAAGAGCACGTCGGACGCAAACGAGCCGGTGAGCGCGCCTTGGATTTTGGCGCCGAGTTCCGTTTGCCGGAACGCATCGAGCGCGGCGCCCGCGTAGTCACCGCGCAGCGCGGCCGATAGCGCATTGTTCGCTTTAGGCGCGTACTTGCCGACGGCCGCGCGCGCGAGCGCCGTGCCCGCGCCGGCCACATTGAAGCCCTTGATAGCGCCCGTCACACGCGAATCGACTTGGCTCGAGATGCGCTGCGTCACCTCATCGAAAATCGACATTAGGCGTCCTCGTTCTCGAATTGGTTGGGCTCGTCGTCGTTTTCGGGCGCGTTCGCGCCACCCTTTAACGTCGGGATGATGCCGCCGGCGCCCGGCCCGCCGCCACCACCGGGCCCGCCGCCGCCGAATTCGGCGTTCGGATCAGGCGGCGGCGCGATGCCGCCCACGATGATCTTGGCTTGGTCCTCATCGAGCAGCATGATCTTGGCGAGAATCTCGGTGAACGCCTCATCGGAGAGGCCCAAGTCGCGCAACTGCGCAAGCGTCTGAGCGAGCAGGGCGCCCGTATTCATCGCTTCCGACTTGGTTTTTTGCTTCTCGCTCTCGAGCGCGGAGATGGTGCCGTAGAAGTTGACTTCCCACGGCCGATCCTCGGGCGCGAACACCGTGCCGTACTTCATGTACGTGTGTACGTCGATGATCTGATTGAAAAACTCGGCGAGGCCCACGCGGATCAGGCGCGAGCGTTCGGCGGCCTGCGCGGACGTGCGGAAAAACCCGCCATCGCCGAGCCCGCCGGAAAGGAGTTCCGAGAACCCGAGCATGGACAAGTCCACGCCGAGCGCTCCCGCGAGCAGCTTGGCGTAGAAAAGCACGTCCTCGATAGTCAGCGTGCCCGATGCGCCACGGCCGCCGCCGGTCGCGAGCGAGCCGTTGATCGCCGTCATTTGCTTGTCGCCAAACGTCGGAATCAGGTGATAGATGCGCTCGAGCACCGGCTTACCGGACTTGATCGCGTTCTCTGCGCGCGCCTTGCTCGAGCGCAGAATCTTTTTCATGTTCTCCATGAAAGAGTCGCGCTGATCCTTGGTCATGCCGTCCATGTTGACGGTGAGCATCGACTCATCGAGCGAATCGAGCACGCGCTGGCCCACGAGGCCAACCATCGCGGTTGTCAGCGAGTCATACGGCACTTCGGCCGCGTCGAGAAACGAGCCGCCGACAAGCGAGGGCATGAGCGGCAGCTTGTTGATATCGTCCTCGGCGAGTGCAACCTTGATCGCCTTTTCGACGGCGCGCACTTGCGGCACGTACACCGTGCGCGGCATTTTCATGCGCGCCATTTGGTGCAAGCCTAGCTCTTGAACCGAACGCTGGCCGCTCGCCGCGACAAAGCCCACGGTCTGATTGCCGCGCTCGAATGGCGTAATCATGGACGGATGCACGAGTTCATCAACGTACACGTCCACCACGCCGAGCTTGCCGGCCGTGTAGATGCGCCCGTAACCGTCGCCCATAGAGGCGCCGTTAAACGCTACGGTCGTGGCAATGCGGTTGAAAATGGGCCCAAGGTCGCGCGCAATTTCTTCCGCGATCTTGTCGCCGCCCGATGCGCCGGCGGTTTTGTTGCCCTTGGGTTTGTTTTTGGCGGCGGCCTTAACGGCCTTATCCGAGCGCTTCTCGATAAAAACCACGTCGCCGCTCGTTTCATGGCCGCCGAGCGCGGCGGTGACGTGCAACCGGAGTGCAGTGGAAATGATCGGGTCTTGCACCATTTCCATGTACTTCAAATACAACTGCATTCGATTGCGCGCACCCTTTTTGCCGGTGCCGAGCAGCATCGAGATGGACAGGCCATCGGTCATGGCGTCTTGCGCTTCGGAATATCCGATAGCGTTGGCCTCGCCGCCCTTGGCGCCAAAGAGCTTGTTGAGAAAGCCCTTGAATCGGCGCGATTCGGTTGATGTTTGCTCTTGCATGGGTCCGGTGCGTGGTATGTGCAGCGTCAATCATCGCCGCACATACCGGGCGCACCGGCGCCCGTTTTCCTGCTCAGTAGCGCAACCTATCGGCCGCGCCGATTCTCGAGGTCATCTCGCTTTCGAGCTTGCCGACTTCCTCGGTGATGCCGGCGCGCAGTGCGCGCACCGTGTCAGTCACGCCGAGCACCGCGAGCACCTCGTTTTGCTTGGCCTGCTTGCCGGCTTCAAAGCCGCGCTGCTCGGCGCGCGCGATCATGTTGAGCGCATTGTTGATTGCGAGAACCGACGTATCGACGGGTAGGGCGCCGTAGAACGTGTCCCAGTCCTCATCGTGCAGGTCGATCCACTCTTGCCCGGTCGTGGTGTCGCGGCGGTGTACGGCATGGCCGCCCGTCACCTTGTCGATCAGCTTCACGTCTTTCGTTGCCATCGTTCATTCTCCCAATCGGGTAATCATGATGCGCCAACCTTCGCGAGCCCGGCAATGCTATGCACCATGCGGATCGCCTTCGCGCGGTCTTTCGTGCGCAGAGGCAGGAACGCGGTGAATTCGCCATCGGGCGTGACCAAAATCCGGTCATAGTCGCCGCACGAGTCGCGATAGATGACCGGCATGGACGTATCCAAGCCCGCGCTGTACAGGTCGCGAATAACGCGCTCCACATCGTTCGTGATGCTCGCGCCTTCGTTCAGGTCTACGAGCACATGCACGCCTTGTTCGAACTCATGCGAGTAGGTTGCGCGGCGCATCGGGTTATCTCCACAGTATTGGACAAATGCGGCACATGATTGCGCAAGTCACATGGTCGCTATGAGGGGTGTCTATCGTTTCACTTTCCTAGTCAGTGCTTTTCGCTTTCGCCTGAATCCTCCGTGTTGAGAATCGCCACAAGGCCGGGAAAATACACGTCGCATCGCGCGGCATGGCTCGTTGCGTTTCGGTTAGGACAGTTTGCTAGTTCGGCGCCGAGGTCCGTCATCGGATAGTCAGGGCCGAGGTGCGCCACGAGCCGCGCGAGCAGGTAGCGCCCGCGCCGGTCGCACCGGGTACAGGCAACGTCGAGGTGAGTCGCCTTGGCGGCAACCTCGGCGAGCGAGACGGCGCCGGGCCTTTTCACGGTTGCAGCGCGCGGCGCGCGGCCGCGAGAAGTTGCTCAGACAGGTGAAGGGCCTCGGCGGGCGTCAGGTGAATCTTGAGCGTGCGTTGGTCAGGATCACCGGGCAGGGTGTAGAACTCGGCAACGATGCCGAGCGCGTATTGCGGGCCAACGCGAACCGAAGGCGGTTGCACTTCGATCAGGTTCGCCGTCCGCTTGTTGAATTTTTCGTCGATTTTCACGGCTTGCTCGCTTTCTGGCAGGCTTCGACGGCTGAAAAGAGGGTATCGCCCCAACGAAGCAGGCCATTCCACTCGCAGTATTCCGAGAACAATTCGCGCGGCGTCATGGCCGCGATATCAGCGTCAGAGTGCCCGCGCTCGCGCACGTCCACGAGAATATGCGCCGGGATTTTGGATAGGTCGAGTGCCATCGCGTCACGCCCTCAAAAGTTGCTCGAGCGGCCGGATCACGCGCGGCTCGAGGCACTTGGCATAGCCGATTGCTTCGTCCACCGATCGGCCGGCGAACACCACGAGCGGCGGGCGCGCGGCGGATTGCATCACGCCGACAGCGAACATGCCATCTTTGCGCTCTTTCACGTAGACGAACGGGGTGGAAACCGTCTCCTGCGCGTAGAGAACGCTCGCGCCGAGTTCGTGCGCGCGGTGCGCCGCCGGCGTCATTGCGCCGTCGTCAGGGCGGTAAAAGAAAATCTCGATCTGGTGCATGGTGTGATCCGGTGAGCCCGGCGCGCGGCCGGGCGGGGTTGGTTATTGTGCGTCGGCGTAGGCTTTCACGCGGGCGAGCACGTCGCCCCAGTCCTGCGCGTAATGGTCGCCATCGAACGGGTCCACACCGGCGAACGCCTCGGGCGGCCATACGTTAAACCCGGAATCGACGCGCTCAATCTCGATGCCGTGTTGCGCGGCGAGCGGCTTGGCCTGCTCGCGGGCGCGGCGGTGCGGGTCCGGTGCGCGCACGCGCGGCGCGGCAAACGTGCGCGAGAGGGCGGCGGAAAGACTGTTGCGTTGCATGGTTGCTCCCTACGGTGTGCCCCGCGCGAACGGGGCAGGGTTTTAGTGCTTGCGCACGGCGCGCACAATCGCGAGCGCGGTTTCGTTGGACAGGTTGCAAACCGAGTTGCCCGAAAGCGTATCGGCCAAGTCCTGATCGTTCATATAAGAGAACGTGACTTCAATCGACGTGATGACGAACGAATCGACCGGATGCCACGGCCCGAGGTCGTCGGCAACGTCATCCCATGCGCGAAACGACAGCACGCCGTCAATGCGCGCGACTTGCGCGCTCATCGTTTCAATCAGAAGTTGTTGCATGGTTGCTCCCTACGTTGAGCCCGGCGCGAACCGGGCGGGGTTGTTAGACGAACGGCCAGCAGGGATTGCTCGGCGTGGTGCGCGTCGCGCGCGGCATTGCCGAGAGCGGGCGCGCGAAAGGATACGCCGCGCGGTATTCGCCGTCGATGCTCGCGATCAGCGAGACGCGCGCCGGGCCGCCGTTGGTGCTCGTGTAGTACGCCTCGCGCGTCAGGCGTTGGAGTTCGACGCGCGCGAACATGAGGTGCGTGTGATCGATGCCGCGCTTGCCGCACACATTCGGGCCTGAGAACACGAAATTCGTGCCTTGCTCGGGGTTCTTAATCATGGCGTTGCTCCCTACGTTGGAGCCCGGCGCGAACCGGGCGGGTTGTCTTAGATTGCCGAGACTTCAACCTTCATGCCGGCGGCCACGAGGCGCGCGAGCACGTTGCTCAGGTCGCGCCAGTCAGCGAAATGCGAGGTGTGCTCCTCGGCGTCGAACCAGCGCAGGGTCCACCGGTTCTCTACCGGCTTGGCGATGCCGTCGGCGCGGTCGCACACTTCCTTGATCCGCTCCTTCATCCACGGCCGCGCGTCGGCGAGCGGGTATTGCTTGCCGTCCCAGTCGATCATCTGCGTGTCGCGCTTGAACGTGCCGCGAATGCCGCTGTGCGAGAACCGAACCGTGTTGCCCTTTGCCATGATGCCGCTCCCTCTCGTTGATTTATCGATATCGTATGCGCTCACGTTTTGAAATGCAAGAACTTTTTTACACACGCAGATACACACACGTTTTCCTAAATGTGGATTAGAATACACACGAGCACTCGGGGAAAACGATGGATTCAAAAACAGTGATACGAATGCTTGAGCAGGAGGGTTGGAGGCTGGCGAGGGTGAAGGGCAGTCATCACCACTTTCGGCACCCAACGAAACCGGGCACTACGACGGTGAAGCACCCTGACAGAGATATCCCGATAGGGACGCTCAAAAGCATCGAGAGGCAGTCAGGCGTGAAGTTCTGAGGTGCCGCCGGGCAGCAGCAGGCCCGGCGGGTTTTTCGCACAAACAATGGAGTCAGGTATGCAATTTCCGGTCGCAATCCACAAGGATGAGGGCAGCAGTTACGGCGTGACGGTGCCGGATTTTCCGGGTTGCACGTCGGCGGGCGAGTCGGTCGCGGTCGCGCTCACGAACACGCTCGAGGCTATCGAGGGTTGGGTCGAAACGTCCATCGAGGCCGGTGATACGGTCAAGTTCGAACCGTCCGATATCGAGAGCTTGCGCGAGAACCCCGACTATGAGGGCGCTTTTTGGGCGTTCGTCGAGGTCGATCCGGCGCGCTTCGACGTGAAGCAAGAGCGCGTCAATATCAGCTTGCCGCGCTTCGTGCTCGCGCAGATTGACGCCTACGCCGAGCGCCGCCGCGAGACGCGCAGCGGCTTTCTAGTGCGCGCCGCGCTCGAGACGATCCGCGATGAGCAGGCGGCCTCATGAAAGTCCTCTGCGCCATGATCCGCCCGCGTGGCGCCGCCGAATGGGAGACGGTCGCCATGATGCCGACAGCGCGCCGCACGCCGCGCGACTTCGTATCGTTCCGGCGGCAAGTCTTTTGCTCGTATCCGGGCCGCATCGAGTTCCGTTTCGAGGAAAGCGAGGTGCGGCGCGCGCGGCTAATCCGCCCGACACGCGCGGAGAACGCCGCGATCCTGCGCGGCATTGCGGCCGATCCCGACAACCCGGAATGGACGCCCGAGGACTTCGCTCAAGCCCGGCCGTTTTCCGAGGTGCAGCGGCGCCGGGAATCCTGATTGCTCGAGCGGCATAAAGGAGGTCGCTATGTGCTACCAAAACCCCGATGAATTGCTCGCAACCATCCTGCGCGAGCCGATGCCGCGCAATGAGATAGGGCATACCGCGCTCGATGACTTCGAGCACTTCTGCGCGTATTCCGGCCTGAGCGAAGCGCAAGCCGGGCACGAGGCGTTCGCATGGGCCAAAGCCGGTTACGTGTCCGCATGGTTCGGCCGCCATGACATTGCCGCCAAATACACAAATTGAGGCCGCCGATTTGATGCTCGCCACGCTCGGGCGGCGCGCGTTCTCCGACGAGAATTGGCTCTTTCAATTGAAGTACGACGGCTATCGGTGCCTCGTGCGAAAGACAGGCGAGCACGCCGAGCTTCTCAGCAGAGAGGGGAACTCCCTGAACCTCTCGTTTCCCGACGTGGTGCAGGCGGTCGCGGCGTTGCCCGGTGACTTCGTGCTTGACGCGGAATTGACCGTTGACGATGCGAGCGGGCGCTCATCATTCGAGCGGTTGCGCCGGCGCGCGGTCACTAAGAAGCCGGCGAACGTGGGCGCCGCCGCGCGCGAGCATCCTGCGCGCCTGTATCTGTTCGATGCGCTCTCGCTCAACGGGCGAGACTTGCGCGCACTGCCGTTGATTGAGCGGCAAGGCCATCTGCGCGGTGCGCTCGATGACACGAGCACCTTGATCGTCGCGAGCGGCATTGTCGGAGCCGGGCATTTTGTTTTCGAGCAGGCCGCGAGCCTCGATCTTGAGGGTATGGTCGCCAAGCGCCTCGCATCGCCCTACCAGCGCGGGCGCTCGCGCGACTGGATAAAGGTGAAGTACGCAAATTACAGCCGCACCGCCGCGTTGGGCTTCGGGCGCACGAAAGAAAAAAGCCCGGCATGAGCCGGGCCGTGCCTTACTTCGCTTCCTCGCGGTCTGGATCGTAGAGCAAAAACGTAATGTCGTCGGTGAGGTCGTATTCGCGCGTCGAAACGCCGAATTGACTGCTCGCATCGTCGCCAAATTCCCACGCCGCGATGAGCGTCAGTTCCGGCGTCTCGCACGCATACTCATCGGCCCACATCGGCTCCATGTACGTGCCAACGTTCACATCGTTGTCGATCAGAATGCGCTTGACGGCCCACCAGTAGGGCCCATAGCGCCAGTAGGCGCGCGGCTCGCGCGCGACGATCTTAGCCGTCTGCTTGACGAAAATCGGCAGCAACGGCGTGCCTTCGCCGACTTGCTTCTGATACTCGGCGAGCTTCCCTTGCAGGAATGCCGGGTCCATCTTGTATGCGGTAATCATGGTGTGTCCTTATGTGCCGCCGCCCGGTGAGAGGCGGCGGCGCAACGATCAGAGCTTGTAGTCGGAGAGGTTGATTCCGAGCTTATCGAACAGCGTGCGCAACGATGCTACCTCAGTGCCGTTGCTGAACGTGTGCCCGTCATCAACCATGATGCGCCACGCATTGCGCGCACGGTCAAACGTGCGGCCTTGCAGGCCCGCCGCGCCGGCAACTGCGATCTTTTTCGCCG